TAGCTGGAACAACAACGCACTACAGCAAAAAAAAACTTGTTGAAATTTATTTAAAAAACAATGCCAACCCCAAAATTTAAACTACAAGATCAAGTCATCAAAAAAAATGTTAAAAGCATTTGCTTATCTTTAGGAACTACAACTGGAACGATCACAGAAGTTAAAGAAAAGTTCAATGTAAGAGGTCGAGTTTGTTATTACTACGAAGTTACATGGCCTGATAAGAGACGGTCAGAACACGCACAACACATACTCATTCCAGCACCATGAAAAAAGGAACAGGACTCAACAGCCCTTACAGGCAATTCGGATGTTTCTTCGAAAAGAACATCAAAAAATATTTAGCCACTCAACAGACTATTTCTTTTTACTGTGGTGACGCTTCAGGGACATCTCAACATCCTCTTTATCAAACGTCAAAATCGTTTACCTACAATTTCTATAACCCTGATGTCGAATTTGAAGAGCCAACTTTAGAAGAATATTGCGAATGGTATTTCAAGAGGTATGGGAAGGCTGAATGAATCAAACTTATTGTCCTTGTCCTAAGTGTCCAAATCTTAGGACTAGAGTTGTATGCACTAAACGGGATAGTGATGGGATTACAATTAGACGCAGAAGATGTCCTATCTGTGAACATCGTTGGTATTCTCTTCAGTACCCAGAAGTTGTTATAAAAAGCAGCGAAGTTAAATGGGGAAAGTCTGGCTCTGATGCAACATTTGTCTCTTTATAAATCAAGTACTTTTCTTAGGAAATTTTTAAACGTAGGTTGTCTTACAGGATTTTCTAAGCAAGCTATTTTAGCCTTGCATCTTGCTATCTCAGTTAAGCAATTAGCAATGAATTGCGATTGATGGAAATGGTTTCTTTCTATCGCTTCGCAATGTTTTATAAGTTGTTCTTTAGATGCTCCCTCTGAAAACCATCTAATCTTTTTCTCCAGTTCCAGTTCTTGTTCAACTGTAGGAGGTTCCATTAGTTGATCTAACAGAACGAATTGCTCATCCAAATTCTCCATCTAATTCTTTCCCTTTAGCTGCTAATCCAGTATAGATTCCATAAAAAGGATTGTCAGATCCATCTGCAAGTGTCTTTCTATGCCTGCCATCTAAAACGTACCAACGCTCTAAATCCAAGGCTCTTTTTTCATCTTCTTTGCGCCACTCTGGTTTGTAAAGACTCATTGTAAATTAGTATTAGATTCAGGAAATAATCTCGACTCTAGGAAATCCACAGCCTGATCATCAAGTGTATTTGTAGTCTGTTTTGCTGCTGCTTTCAAGAGGTCAAGTAACAGTTTTTTACCTGCTTCACTACGCAAAAAAGCATAAAGAAGAGGAAGGAAAGGCTTGAATAGTTTTCTCATAAATAGACTGACTCTTCACAAGCTTATATAAAAACGCTAGATTTGGCTTGGATCCCCATCCAGCAAAGCCTCCTTCTCTTCATTAGGAGGTTTTGTCTTTTAAATCGATACTCAACCTAGCAGGATGATGGAACAGAAAACTACTTTATGTTTCTGCTCACACTGTCTTGAAATAAGACGACAACAAGCAAGGTTACAGGAGTTGAATAAGAGTAGAAAAGTCGTTAAATTATCTATGTAGTTTACTAATGCAAGCTACCTATTAAACATCTGATAAAGGGATTAGATGTTCACAAGACCCCTTAGCTTTTAGAGGAGGCT